AAAATAACTTCCACATCAAATCTTCATGCTTATATAAATCTGTGTAATTCTTATTTACAAATTCATTTGTATTAAGTAACACTTCATCTTTGTCTTTTCCTTTGGCACTACTTGCATATCTAAGAAACAACCAGCTTGAAAACGTCTTCTTTTGTTCATCCGCAAGGTTGGAATACCAATCAAAGTCTCTGCGATCCATCGCACTGAGCATATCCTTTAGTGGTATTTTGTCTGCCATTTTTACTCCTTAGAAAAAATCATAACTGTTTAATACGTCTGGAATTCTATTTAAGTCTTTAACGAAATATGCACACTTTGGTTTAGGACCATGCTCTAATGGTATAACTAATATATGTCCATATTTTAGTTTTGGAAAAAACCATTTTACATCTGCAAATACGTTGTTAACTTTAATGTCTTCCCACCCCATTGTAAAGCCTGCGAGAGGATTTGTCAAGATAGTTTGAAAGGATCTTTCATTAATACTTGTCAATGGAATAAATTCTAATTGTCCTAAGTCAGGATCTCCAATTAAAATATTCCAATCTATTGGCATTTCTATTGTCCAAGGGCCGATACTTAAGTTAATACTAGGTGCGTTAAATGTTTCAATAAACACTAATGGAATAAAAAAGAAGTCTGGTTCATTCTTATCTGTTACATCCATTACGCAATATCTTATGTCTTCAATTTCATTTTCTGGTAGACTGTTCATTTCATAACAGTGATTTTCTGGTGTTAAAATTTTCATTAATAATTTACCTTATCTATTGTAAAAGGATACTCTGCATCCTTATAATATTTTTTACGTTCTGTTAAATGGCGTCTACTGAATTTACATCTACTTGTTACATCCCAAACATTCACAAAGTCTTTATCTTTTGCAATACGCACGCCTCGTCCTATAGACTGTATTACACGTACAAAACTTTTGCCTGGTTCAAGCAATACCAGATTGAATATTCTTGGAATATTAATTCCCACCGCGGCGACACCGTAAGTCGCAATAGTTATTGAATTTGTTGCTTGATTAATTTCATCATATGCATCTTTTCTATCAACTACTTTCATTGATCCCTGAACGAATTCAGAACCATCTAATAGTTCTTGTAACATATTTCCGTTACTAATTCTACCAGTTAAAACTAATGTATTGCCTGATTTAGATATATCCTTAATCATATTTGCCACATACTGCATACGTTTTTTATCTTCTAATAAAAACTTTAGTTCGCTTTGATAGTCACCATACTCTGCTGTTTCGCACGTTTGTACAATATTAACATGACACTTAGCAAGTACCCCTTGGTCTTGTAACTCTTTGGCCGCTAGTTTATTGATAACTTGTCCCAATGAACTTCTCAATGAAGCTGATTCCCAATCACTCTTTGGTATAGTTCCAGTCAAGCCCCAACGAATAGGAACATTCGAAAATACACCAGTTAGTAATTCTTTGAGTACATCTGCCTTTGCCTGATGAACCTCATCGACCATAACACAGATTACGTCTTCAATAAATTCCTGTATATTCGCTTCACCTTTTTTAGATTTTTTCAATAGCGAATTCAAACTTTGCCAAGTACAGATTGTGTGCGTTTTTCCTATATCTTTCTTATCACCAAAATACACACCCACGTCCAATCCACAGTTTTCATAATCTTCAAATGTTTGCCTTACCAAATCCTTATTTGGTACAATCACAATACTACGACCATAAATTTCTACTATCTTAGATAAAGTGGCTGTTATAATAGTCTTTCCTGCGCCTGTGGCGACCTCTTGTAAGCATTGTGGATACTCTATGAACTTATTGACAATATCTACCTGATAGTCTCTTAAAATGATGTTTTCGCCCTCTGCTACATGTCCAGTTGGCCATACAGTATCACCCCAATAATCTTCCGATACTTTTGTGAATTCCAAAGAGTGCGTTTCTCTGTTATCTTCAATTTTTACTTCATACCCATTGTCCATTATAACTGGCAATACATCATCAAGTAAATTTAAAAATGTTCTACCACCAACATCGCAGAACCTCACTGTACCATCCCAACGTCCTAATTTAAATGCTGGCATATGATACGCATGTGGCAAGAAAAACTTTAACTTGTCAGAACACTTCCTACGAGTAGCCGGGTCGAGTCCTTCTAATTTAATGTTTACTTCATCCTTGATTTTAATGATACATTCTTTCATCTATTAATCCATATAATCCGAATACATATAATTTAAATATGCATGGCCATCTTCTGTTAATCTTTCTGGCGTCCAAGCTGGATTAAATGTGACTTCTACTTTACAGTCATTAATGCCATCTACCGCCGTTGCCGCATCCTTCACATCTTGTACAATGATATCTGCCGCTGGACAGAATGCACTTGTCAAACTCATAGTGATATCGCAGTAACCTGTTCCTACTACTACATCATATATCAGTCCTAGATTATATACATCACACCCCATTTCAGGGTCATGCACACCTTTGAGATTTTCTATAATCTTATTTTTTGTTTCTTCTACATTCATTATGATTTGATTATAGCATGTTTCGAAAGAAAATGCAATAGTATAAATGAAAAAAGACGATACTAGGCGAGTGAGAGAAACCTAGTACCGTCTCGGTATAACTAAGATGGCTCTTAGTTAACTGTTGTAGCTTTATGCCGCTCGTTTCATACAAGTGGTCTCAGCTAAACTCTTCCATCTGTCTCCTGACTTAGACATATTTCTAAGGTCTGCAATTTTCTGAGCCATTCTCAAAGAAACTTCTCTCAATTTCTTTTGATTTTCAACCATGAAGTCAATAATTTCAACTTCCTGTTCCTTGCTCAAACCTTTAGTATCAAATAGACCACCGTCTCTCGCAATCTGTTTAATTCTCAAGATTTTATCTCTTGCAGTGTCCATAGTCAAATCAAGATAGTGACACCTTGAAAGAATTGCTTCCAAGTGGTCTTTGATTTTGTTACCTTTAACTTTATCAAATTTCAAGTTAGTGATAAAGATAACTGAACCTTTGAATTCGAAAGTATCAGGAACACCTTCCCTTCTTAAGAAATGTGAGTCAGAGTTCCAAGAAATCTTCCTCTTCTTACCGCTATCAAGTGCGGCCTTAAGAATGTTTAGTGCATCCTCATTAAAAAGAATACTATCACAATCGTCTAGTACTACGATACTCTTTGGATCAGAGTATTTGTAAAGTGTAGAGTAAAGACCAATCGCAGACATTGTACCTTTTACAAAAGTATGTCTAAGAGGCTTATCAGCCATCATGTCAAAGATTGAATCCTTTTCAAGTACTTGCTCAACACCAAATGTTTTACCAACACCAGGAGGTCCTGAAACTACCATACCTCTAACAACACCATCGATTGTTGCCTCGGTCATTTCATCTAAAATAGAGAAACGTTCAGCAATCCGATTCATCGCCTCTTCATCTGTTTCATTAACAGACGCAACAGAACCTTCAGAAACTTTTACATTTTCTGGGTCAACTTTAACCCTAATCTTAGGATTATTAAATTTACTTTCCTCAGCATTAACAGTAATAAACCAAGACCCGTCTTTAGCTTGTTTCAGACTTGAAACAACCGGAAACGCACCTTCTACTGATTCATTTCTATATGTACCTTTTTCGATTTGTGCTACTTGCATGTTCTCACTCATGTATTCACTCCTATGTTGTGTTTTAATTTTCATTATGTATATACTATAACACGATTCGCTATATTGTCAAGTTTTTGTACCTATTTAATTTCATTATTATTTGCGGCTTCTTTAAGTTGTTTACGGCCGGCTGTCTGGGAGTCTCCAGATTTCCATGTTTTATATGTATGACAACATGCACATAATGTCTGAAAATTAGAACCATCAGTTGGTTCATTATATGGATTGCCGTCCATATGGTCTACTTGTAACATCGGTTGAGGGAATCCATAATCTCTTAACCATTCTATTGATTTAGGCAATGGCGGGTCATAATATATATTGGTGGTGCATTTAAATCCCAAACGACCATCTATATTTTCACAGTAAGGTTTTCGCCATTGTAAATGATAAGGGGTGCCGCCATGCTGTTCACAGTATTCAGAAAACTTAAGTTCTCCTTCGTGATTTGTTCCTAACAATGTTGCTTTTTTTCTACAATTCTTAATTGTACATGTCGGATATTGGCGCTTTGTTAAATTCGATGATAAATTTTGAAAATTCTTTCGTCTTAAATTGTGACACTTTCCGCAGTATTTTCGCCAAACAGGCTTGTCTGCTGATGCCGTATTATGTGCTAAATCTTCACATCCTTCTGTTTGACATACCGGTCGTGGTACAGAATAATCATTCCTTTGGGCTTTAGCCATATCATAACCTCCGTTCAATCTCTTCCAGTTGTTTAAGATGTTTATTATGCTTATCACGTATTAGTACATACTTGTCCCAAGTTGCATAATTATGACTTTCCGGTCCATGCATACTATTACGCATTCCAGCACTAGATTTTGCCAATGCTTCACCAAATGGCCACCACTCTAATATTTCTTTTGTATCTTCCTTATATACCAAATATACCGGTATATTTTTAGAAATAGCATCTTCCAGTGTGTTGTTTTTCAAATTCATTCTTTATTCCTCAAACTTGTCTACAATCTGTACAGTTTCTTCATTCACTGCTGTTTCGATTACATATTCTACACCATCAAGTTTTTGAGAGTGAAAATATGCTTTTGCGTCTTTCCACTCGGAGCAATATGCCACAACTTTATTAGTGCCTTTAATTTTTACAGTATACAATATTATGCCGCCTTTTTAATATAAGGTTTATCCCATTTACCGACATTGATGTTTACATAAAATGCGGTATCAAAATAATCAATCATTGCATCTGAGTTGTCATAATATGCTCGTCCGCCTTCGGCTTTAGCAGGAGCAGTATGACAAATTTCTTTGATATCGTCAAATAACGATTCATATTTCCCATACATATGTGTGTGATAATGATTAATCTGTGCATGACCAGTGAACGGATAAAACTTATCGTTGTTATAACGGTCAGTATGACCCATGTCCTTATCACCATAAAAGTCCATTACGCCTTCCATAATTGAAACGCTAATGCCTGTATAATGGTCACGTGTTACTGAGAACTTGATGTTTTTACCGAACTTCTCTTTGAGTGCTTTACGAACTTCTTTTACTTCGTTAGTTGAAATATAAGCCATATTGTTTACCCTCTTTCTATTGATTATGTAAACATTATAGCATGATTCGTGATTCTGTCAAGTTTTTGGGTATTTTAGTCTTTATTTTTAGGTATTTTTGCCCATCTGTCAATTTTTGTGCCTTTTCTGTTAGTATATTCTACTCTTAAATGAGTAAGGCCATCGGGCGCTTTGATTGATTTGAATAGTTTTTTAAGTCCTAAACCTTCTTTTTCTTCTATAAATTCTTTATCATCAGTGAATTTCACTTTGATTTTTCTCGTCATAAATCATCTTTGGTTGATTGTTTGGCCCTGGCTTTAGAGGCCAGGGCATTATATTATGTTTTACCCAAACACTTTTTCGTCTGCTAAGGCTCTGTAACCAGCGGCTACAACCCTTCTTAGGGGAGCTCCTAGTCTGTATACAGTTTTACCATGTTTGCTTTTATTAGCATATACGGCGTAACCTTTCATTCTCAAAGCACTGATAGTTGCTCTCGGATTTGCAACTCCATACCTATTTTTCATAGTAGCTTCTGTCAATGCTTCTCCGTCTTTTAATGCATTGATTATTTTCTCTTGTTTTGATGTTTTCATCATTTCTCCTTTAGGTGTTAGTGTATCTTTACGGTTTAACCAATTAAACATAAAGTACCTCCTTTTCTTATGGATTAGAATATCATAAGTTGCATAGTATGTCAAGGAAAAAAA